CATAAAACGGGAATTTCTCGAACACCGGCCACAGCACTTGGGAGATGATCTCACTGCGGAGAATCTCTAAATCCTTATCAGCGCGGTGCTGTACAGAAACAATTATCGTTTTGATGCGCTTAGGCTTGTCATCCTCATACTCAACCGTGACCTGCGCTTTACCATCAGGACCGATGCCCTTGATGACGCCATTTTTCATGGTGCTATCGAGCTTTTGACAAATTTTATGTGCAAATACGAGAGGAAGCGGAAGCTTCTCTGCTGTCTCATCTGTGGCATAGCCATAAACAGTTCCTTGGTCTCCAGCGCCGAGCATTGAATACCAAGAGGTATCTCCAGTACGAGATTCCAGTGCTTGATCCACGCCGCCAGCGATATCCTTGCTTTGCTGGTGGACGAATACAAACACAATGAATTTCCATGGGTTGTAGCCGACCTCCTCAAGAACTCTGCGGACCACCCAGCGGATGTCTACTTTTTTCGAGCAGGTGATTTCGCCCGCTACGATGATTTTGCCTTTTGTCGCCATGACCTCGCAGGCCACACGGGAAGATTTATCTTTGCGCAGACACGCATCAAGAATGCTGTCGGCAATCAGATCGCAGAGTTTATCTGGGTGACCCTTGCAGACACTTTCAGAAGTTTTGTATTTTGTCATATCATTTTCCTTTCCGGGCGGTTAAGAGCCGCTCCATAACATCATCTTGTGGATTCACACCGCTGTACTCGCCGGTACAGTTTTCCTTTACGATCTGAAAAATCTCCATCCACAGGCGGTTTGTCTGGTTCATATAGTTCTGACCCATCGCCACATAGGGGCTCTGAATGGCATTGCCTGTAGTGGGGTGCTTTGCCAGAAATCCATATTCAGTGACTGCTTCCTCACACTGAATCCACCTGGCCACGCTCATGGCGTACCGCTCCAAAAGCTGTGGAGCGACAAGCACCGCACAGCCACGTTCGTTTAGCCAAGTCCAGGCGGATTTGTAAATCTCGCTTGCGACGAGCGTCTTGCCGTCTTTTTGTATGGCTTCGAGCATTTTGTTTGGTTCAGGCATTTCAAGACCTTTAAGATCTGCTGCATCTTGAAATTCCATCACAGTCAGTTTTCTGCCGCCAGGATTGCCCTCGGCTATTTTGTCGGCTAGTGGCTTCTTTTTTGCTCCCGCGCCGATACGAGCGCCGCCACGGTTGGTACCGTCTTTTGCCAAAAATATCACCTCCCTTTGCAGGGTTGGGGCTATTCCCTCGTTTGAAAGCGCGTTTTTCAACACGAAGCCCCACGCCGCTGTCCGTTTTGAAAAGTTCTAGAGATATGATCACCCCCACCGGTCACCGCTCTCAGCAGTAATTCGGGAGTGACAAGATTTACATAGAGCCATCAGATTGCTCTTTTCGTTGCTGCCGCCCTTGGAGAGCGGAAGGATGTGGTGGACCTCTTCGGCAGGCGTCAGCTTGCCTTGCTTCTCGCACTCCTCACAAAGGGGATGCAACTTGATGTAGCGGTCGCGGATGCGCTTCCAGCTTCTGCCGTAGCGTTTGTTGGACTTGGGGTCGCGCTCGTACTGGTTGTACTGTTTGTCCACGACCTTTTGATGCTCGGCACAGTATTGCTCACGCTCAGCGAGCCGACCGCAGCCGGGGTAGGCGCAGGGACGCTTTGTTTTATATGGCATGTGTTCACCTCGCTTTCAGGGCATAGGAAAAGCCCCACAGGATTTCTCCCGCGAGGCTCTCTTAGATTCTACTTTCCTGATTATAATGATATCAGGAGTGGCGCGTGTCTTTCAGTGTCTTTTTGTGTCTACTTCATTGGGAGCAGGAATTTTGCAGTCATCCAGTGCCCGGGTGTGGAGTTTATGAATGTAGCGAAGATCATAGCCCATATCCACCGCAATCTTCTCCCAAGAGAGGAAGCAGAGATAACGCTTCTCCAGTAAGGTCTGGTGCTCCGGATTTACCACAGCCTTGATGACACTCATGATTTCTTTCTTGAGTTCAACCAGTGTGTCGATGTCATGATTAATATCATTTTGGAGATCAACGATCTTGCAGATGGCATCGGCCATGCGGGAGGTTGAGCCACTTGGGTTTCTTGGCATACCCGTCAAGACAGAAGTGCAGGTCGTTGCCAGATCGTTCAGAGAATCAACCTGCTGGAGCTTTGACCTGATACGCATATCCAGATAACGTGCCTGAGAAAGGTAGGTCTTAGTATTCATAGCACACCTTTTCCTTTCTCAGCTTGGTGATGAGTGTTTCCGGTTCAATATTCGTAAGAACGCCAAACCACTCGGAACGGAAGAAACGCTCGATACTGATAAGTTCCTGCTCATCGTCGTGAAGCCGGTAGTCCTTTACTGCCTGCAGCACGATGGCGTTTGCTAATTCTTCATAAGGGGTCATAATCTGTACCTCCGAATTTTTATTTCTCTCGGATTGGCACGGATTGTCGTTGATTGTCTTAGATTTGCAGATCGGCTTTTACCGCATCGATCAGGGCGGCTTGGGAGCTGTCCTTCTTGGATAACACCTTCAGAATCCGCTCGTCGATGGTGTCTTTGCCCACTATGTGCTGCACCACAACCGTTTCAGAATTTTGCCCTTGTCGCCATAGGCGGGCGTTGGTCTGCTGATATAACTCCAGTGACCAGGTCAGCCCGAACCATATGATAGTGGAACCGCCGCTTTGAAGGTTTAATCCGTGACCGGCGGAGGCTGGGTGGATCAGTGCTACAGGCAGTTCACCATCGTTCCACTTTCGGATACTATCGGCACTATCCAATTTGGAGAACGAGACATGGAGCTTTTGTAGACGCTCCGAAATGCGGGCAAGATCATGCTTGAACCAGTAGGCCACAAGAATTGGTTTGCCACTGGCCGCTTCGATAATGTCCTCTAGTGCATCCAGCTTTCGGTCATGGATGGATAAGGTGTCGCCATCGTCGGTGTAAATTGCACCATTTGCCAGCTGGCACAGCTTGCTGGTGAGCGCGGCAGCATTTGCAGCGGTGATGTCTCCGTCAGGAAGTTGCAATACGAGGTCTTTCTTCAACTCGTCGTAACGCTGCCGCTCCTCATCAGAGAGGCGGACGGTATATTCGCTACTGATCAGTTCCGGCATTTTCAGAAGGTCGGTAGACTTCATGGAAATGGTGATGTCGGAGATCTTGTCATAAATACGCTGCTCAGCTCCGGGTAGAGGCTTGTAGCTGAATATGACCTGTCCGTTGCGTTTATCTGGCTGGAAGTAATCCAGTCGGTAGTGGCTGATAAACCTTCCGAGGCGAGCACCCATATCCAGAAGCCGAAACTCCGCCCACAAGTCCATGAGTCCATTTGATGAAGGGGTACCCGTGAGGCCGATGATGCGCTTGACCTTTGGTCGCACCTTCATCAGCGCCCGGAAGCGCTTAGCCTGATAATTCTTGAAGGAGGACAGCTCGTCAACAACGACAGTATCGAAGTTAAATGGCAGCTTGCTTTCCTCAATGAGCCACTGGACATTTTCTCGGTTGATGATGTAAATGTCAGCGGGCCTGATAAGAGCCGCACGACGCTCTGCTTCAGTACCGACTGCAACGGAGCAGATAAGGTTCTGGAGATGATCCCATTTATCTGCTTCAGCAGGCCATGTATCCCGAGCCACTCGCAGTGGTGCGATCACCAGAATGCGGTGTGCTTCGAAGCTGTCAAACAACAGGTCGTTCAGTGCCGTCAGCGTGATGCTAGTCTTGCCAAGACCCATATCCAGTAGAACAGCGGAGATGGGATGCTCCTCGATGTAGCGGGTGGCATATATCTGGTAGTTATGTGGTTCGTATTTCATCAAGAAGCCCTCCAATCTGCTGCTCGTCATCAAGGACATACACCTTGAAGCCAAGCCCGCGAAGTAATCTGTGCCTTGCCAGCTGAAGCGGCCTGGGCTTTTCGCCGGGAGCTTTAACCTCCACGAAAGCCATGTGACCACCCGGTAGAAGCACGATGCGGTCAGGCATCCCGTCAAATCCTGGACTCGTGAACTTTGGTGCGAGGCCTCCGGCAGCTTTGACTGCCATAACCAGTTTTCTTTCGATTGCTTTTTCTCTCATTTTCACTCTCTCCATCAGGATTTTTAAGGATGGGGTAACCTCGATGCATGTCATATATAGAACTTTTCTTAGAGCTATTTTTTTAGTCCTTAAGAGACTTTTTGTATATGACCTTAATCGAGGTTACCCCATAGTCCATCAACTCAAGAAATCCTCAAAATCTCCGTCATCGATTTTAAGCCTCAGTCCTGAAAAGAACCGCTTGTTTTTGACCTTGATACGGCCATGCCCAGCAGCCTCCAGTGCAGAATAGAAGTCTGTCGTGCTGCGGATATATTCATTTGTGTCAACGCAGTAATTGCGATACGCCCGATAAAGCGAACTGGAGCTCTCCCGATAGCTTGCATCAAGCTCGCATTTTTCCTCGAGGAAATGGCCAAACCAGTCGTTTTGCGACCGGTACTCCGTTATGGCTTGCTGCACGCACTCCGGCACAGGAATTTTGTAATCCAGCGCAATGACCTTCTTGGCACCCTCGATCACCCATGCGAGAATGCTCTCGCCAGCGTTCTGATAGAGGTGCTCGCCATAGTTCTTGATGTCGCTGCTTCCCTCAATCTTGGCGTCGAAGGGTATAACAACCAATCTGCGCCAGATGCCATCGTCGGAAGCACTGACCTTTGGCAGGTGGTTTGTATAGAGTACCAGCGTATGGCAGGGCGTGAAGCTGAACGGGTCCTTGTACTTCTTTTCAGCGAATACATCGTCGGTGGAGCAGAGCTGCTTGACTGTGGAGTCATTGAGACGAGCACCTTCCTGTATCTCAGCAGCGATAAGTAGACGCTTGCCCTTAACCTCGGCCATTTCCGGCTTGATGTTTCGGCGGCATCCAACCGTCAGAGTATCTGCAGAGATGTTGCCGCTATAAAGGCCAAGCACACGGGAGATGGCGTTCCAGAAGGTGGATTTGCCGTTGCGCCCACCACCATAGGCAATGATCAAAGCTTCCACATAGACCTTGCCAATGGCAGCGAGCCCGCAGATCATTTGCACATAGTCGATTAGCTCCTGATTGCCGCAGAAGATGAGGCCCAAACTGTTCTGCCAGAGCTGTTCACCCTTGGAACTGGGCGAAACGGAGGTCATTTTCGTAATGAAGTCATCAGGTGAATGCTCTCTGGCTCCTGTCATCCCTTTGCGCAGATCGTAAGTAGCTGCAGGCGTACAAAGTAGAAAGCAGTCCGCATCAAGATCACGTGGAGAGATTTCCAGCATAGGACGGGACTCCTTCAGCGTCGCGGTGATATTCTTTGAGTCTCTTCTTTGAATGGCAAAGGACTGGTATGCCTTGGCTGAAAGGAATGCTCTGTACGCTTCAAGCTGCGTTTCGTTCATCAGTGACTCAGCCTTTGCTTTTGATGCGTTTTCTAGGATTTCCTGCGTACCGTTTTCCGTCAGTAGTCTCATCGCTGCCTGTAAATCCTTTGTGGCTTCATCCAGTTGGCGGCGGGTCAGCTCATGAGCGACTGCCTGTGCACCGGGTTCGCTTTCCTGCCAGTAATGGCTGGTGTAACGGATAAAATGGGTAGCTGGAGAATACCGTAATTCGCCGGAGAAGTATTTCGCCAGAACCTCTGCCTGTCCTACATCAGAGAAATCGCCTGGCATATAGGACGTCGGGTCA